CTTTGTCACCGGCCAAATACTGCTCACGCAAGGCAATTGAATCTTTCGGGTCGCGTCCCGCGTCTTGCAGATATTTGATACGCGCATCGATAGCTCCAATAAACTGCTCAGGCGATTCGACGATGTTTGACGCCTTTAAAGCAAAGCTCGCCGCGTCCTTTTTCTGCAAATTGTCCTTAATGCCAATGGATGCCAGGACGTTTTTGGCGGCGTCAGGAACATTCATAACGGCGGTGGTAAAAGCGTTATGGTCTGGCTGCCCAAGCTGAGCACTCTCTCGGTATTTATTAAGCGCCTCCATGCCGATTTTCTGCCGCTCTTGCGCCGCCTTGTTCTCGTCCATCTGCATTTTCATCGCAGCAAGACCTTGGAGGCCCTGTGCGTTTCTGATGATTTCGCCGACTACTCCAGCCATTAGAATAACCCCAGTTTTTTGCCGTATTGATACGATGCGTAGTCTTGCCCCAACCCTGTCAACGCACCTGCCATGTTCATGTAATTCTGAGCTTTAGCCTGCCCAGCTGCGATGGCATTCTGCCCAGCTTGGGAAGCGAAATTAGCCCCGGCATTAGCGTTGCCGGTGGAGATGTTTGCGCCAAGGTTGGCAAGCCCGTAAAGCTGATTAAATTGGTCGGCGTTGGCGGCCTGGTTAGTGCCGTATTCTTGAAGGTCTTGCGAGTTTTGCCGCTGCAATGCCTGGATGCCAAGAGTAGGCGCGATCATTGCCAGGTTAGCCTGGGTGCCGCCGCTTCTAAATCCACCAGTTGCCGCAGCATTACGCAAAACCTGATCCTGAGCTTGTGTGTTCAGCGCGATATATTCAGGGCCTTGGAAATAATCACTTAAAAAAGATCCTGCATCGCGGAATTTAAAGGGAACCACCGGGCGCTCTGCAATAGATTGCAAACCTGGCAGCGCACTAAGCCCAGACATGCGGAATGGGGCGGTGATTTCCAACCCTTTATTGAATTGCTCGCGGCTTAACGCTGTTGATTCCTTTAGCCCTTTAGTTGTAGCCTTTGCCGCTTTGTTCCCGCCAATAAGTGACGCCCCAGCACCCAACAGGGATGAACCTATAATTGCATCGCCAAGAGCCATACGTCACCGCCTATGTTTTCAAATCCTAGCTTTTTTGCTAGATTTTTGGCCCGTTTAAATTGCGGGCCAATTGTTGTATAAATTCGTTTTATTCCGATATTGCCAAGGTATTTAATTAGCTCTTTTGCAAGCTGGCGCGACCTAATAGCGGACGCCTTTGGGCTGATTAAATGAACCTCTGCATCAAAACCCAAAGTATACACCAGCGCGCACATCCGGTATCCATCTTGCTCAATGCAAAGCATCGGCTTGTCAATATCTTTTATCTGTAGCCCTGTATTTTTAACCATGCCCGCATCTAGGCAGTGGGCAATGTCTTCATGTGTGGCCTCACGGATCACGGAGCTAGCTGTTTGGCTGTTCGGCTGTTAGCAAGCAACAAATTAAGCTGATTAATCGCCAAATTCAGATCGCTTTTTAATAAGTTAATCTGCGTTTTATGCTCGTTTAGCATGGCCACCCAGGTTGCAGCATCGGCCTGCAAATACGCCAGTCCGGCGGCGTTAGGATTTAGTGCCGCATTGGCTGCGCTAGCAACGGCATCAGCCACCGCAGCAGCAAGCAAAACGGTTCCGCCTATGGCTGCACTGGCGTAGTTCCCGGTGCCAACAATATCACCAGTTGTGCCGTGCGTTGTCCTATCAATAACGTGAGCGTCGAAATCCGTTCGGTTGTCGGCTATATCGCTTTCGTTTTGTGTTACCCGCAGTGCCAGATCAAGAATGTCTCCCTCTGCGGTAGTTATTCGCAATGTAATGTCAACGATCTGCGCATCAATTACTGTTAGGTGCGCGTCGGTAGCGTCTGCTCTATCCTCCAGCTCTGAAATTGCGTCTTTGTCGCCTCCAATGTCACGCTTTAATGCCGAATAATCGCGGGCGAATAGCTGCTTAAAACTATTTGGCAGGCCGCTCATGGCCATTAGCTGCGATATATCCGTGTCACTAATATAATACTGAGACGACTTAGCCGCCATCGTGAGTTACCTTCAAGCCTGACACGTTGATTTTTGATTTATTGAGCGAGCGGAATTTAAAGCCGATTTGTTTGCGTACATAACCAACGCGGCGGACTATATAGCGATAGTTGTACATCAAGGCCATAGCAATGTATTTAGTCCACTCCGCTCCGTGATAGCTGCCATTTTGTGTTGTGCTGACAAAAAGCGCCGTGTCCTCGCCGTAGCCGCTGACCACGTTTAGTTCAAGCTCTGAGACGCTGACCGACTCCATAGGAATTAATGCCGTCTGAAATTGCGAGGTCACGGATTCGCCATAGTGCGAGGCCAAAGTGTCATCAAGTTTTCCAATGGTTGCCACAAGCTTATCCCCAAATATCCATTGGCCTAGATTGGTATCGTAAACACCGTTGCAGGCCCGCCACGCATCCTCACCACTGCGCAATTCTGACCATGCGTATTGTGGGCCGAATTTATTGGCAATAAAGACGTTATAAAGTAACGTGTGGTTTGGCAGTTGGATATAAACAAGCTGATCTCGGGCACGTGATCTGCCCTCTAAATAAGCTGCGAATAACTCGGATTCGCTGTAGTTGTTGATGATGCGCTCAATGTAATCTGTGGCCACTGTCTCTGCCTGCCCAGCGCCAAGCAGTTTAAACGTCACCGGCTCGCCTTTTGCCCCTCCCAGCATGTACACCCGACCACCTATCTCAATCCATCCCCCAGCACTGACAATTCCGCAGTTAACAGCCTTCTGGTTTATCCTGGTGAACGCAAAATTATCATTGGCCTGGTCAATAAAATACTCTGTTGTGTAGCGGTTGATAGCAATCAGTAAATTGTCCTGGGTGCGGCCAACGGCTTTGGTTTTATCCGGTGATAGCTCAGAAGTGGCGAACTTAAGCGGGCTTATGCTTGTCTCGTCGACAATATCCGTGTGGTAGAGGTATTCTCCGTCTGTAAAAATATAGTATTGATCAAGCCAAATAACATCAATGGGCGCGCCAAAATCTGGGTCTGTCATCATTGTTAAAGTAGTGCCGTCGTAGCGGTACGTGATGCCGCTGGCAACGATCATTATCGAGTTAAAACCGTAGGCCATGCGAACACGGCCAGAACCGGCAATATCTCCAATCACAACTACGGTTGCACCAACGATTTCAATTAGCTTTCCACCTGACACCCTAAACGACCTCCCCCACCGCTCATTAAACAATGCGCCACGGTCAATGCCATGGCCTGTGTGCGTTTGGGTTAGTCCATCATGCGAAATTAAATACCCTGGATTGCCCTTAATATCGCGAATCACTGCCAGCATATTGATGGGTATCGCGTCGGCGTAATCGGCGTTACTCAACACCTGATCGCCGCCGATGATTGGAATGGTTAGCTCACCCATTGGTTATACACTCGTTTAATGACTCTATTGCCTCTTCAATCTTTGTGACACCCCCGCATGCTAAGCACTGCAAATAAATCCCATAATCCTTTTCAATTGAACAAACTACTTCATCGCACCCGCACGAACACATCAGTGTAAACCGCTCGGTTTTTGGCTTTCTCTTTAGCTGGATTACATCACCCATTAGCCGAAGTACCGTCAACGATATTGAAATACATGTACCGCGTTCGTGCGCTACCCATGTCGCCGGTCATTACCAATTTAATTCTGGTTAGCCCAGTGGTTGAGCCTGCCTGCACCTCAAGGCTGTAAGAATCACCAGTAATGGCATCGCTCAAAACGGTTATTCCGGCCTCGGCGGTGTCAACAATGGAGCTAATAACCTCGCCAGATTGCAGGTAATCGCCAAATCCTACTTGATACTTTCCGACGTCGTTTATGTTTAGCTCAATAGTTCCAGCAGGCAACAAAACAGGCGTTGGCATGTAGTTGGCTTGGTTAAAGTGCGAGTTCCCACGGCCAATTGGCATCAGGTTTGATGGCTGTAGGTAGCGCGGCTGATTGAGCCTAGATATTAGCTGCGACCATTCATAACTTAGCCCAGGAATATTTGACGGCTTGTTGTAGGACGGTGCGAGGCGCTGGGCAAGCTTTAACTCAATGGCTAGAGTGGCGTACTCAGGCAGACCTGATTCTGTGTTTGGGTCTGGAATATCTTCAAAGTTGTACGGCAGTGGAAGCTTGGCGCTGTGCATGATGCGTTCAAGCGCAGACAGCCCCAACTCAATATCCTCTGCATCAGTCGCAGAAGTAAGGCCGCTGATCCGTAGCTCGGTAAATGCACCGTTTACTAGCTCGATTTTTGTTTTCACAGCGGCCCCTTAAGTTATTTTTTCTTGCGGCTTTTGTCGGCCTTATCAACCGGGATGTTCTGAGTTAAAAACTCAGGTGCGTTGTGCGCTTCATCAAGATCACTAACGAGACCGCCAAGAAGACTAGAGTCTGCAACGTCTCCGATTAGGCTACTAAGACTATGACCCATGGCAACATCGACCAAATCAATTTGAACCTCTACCGGAATTACCTCTGGCTCTGAAACCTGGAATAACTCCGGGTAGAGTTCTTTCACATCATCAACACAACCAGCGGCTTTGTGCGCTTCATAGTCGCCAATCTCGCATGTGATTATCTCACATTTTAGACCGTCAACATCGTGCGTATCGCCAGGCTTATAAACATGAATAGACATAGAAATATCCAAAAAAAGGGGCCGAAGCCCAAGGGGAAATTAGAAGCTAACGAAAGCGCCGTTATCCATTGGGCGGGCGTTGTTCACGCCGTACCAAACAAACATACGCCAGCGGGCTTGCAGGCTTGCGATGTTTGCATCATAGAGCATGTACATATACAAGTCATCGGTCAAACGCTCACGGGCGGTTTTCATGCCGCCCCACTCGGCCAATTTTTCAATTGGCATAGTTCCCGCAAATACCTCGATGCTGTCTTTTTGCCAAAAAATGTTAGGCTGATTCGATGCGTCAGTGTTCAAACGGTTAACAGTCGCCGCATTTAAAATGCGGGTGTTGATGTTTGCATAGGCTTTTTCGAGCGTTGACAAAGCAGGGTCATCAGCTGCGATTGGCTTTGGCCATACCTCGATGGAGGTGCCGCTTGGCTTGGACACGATAACAAAGCTCATTGCCTCGTCGGTAACGGTTTTATCGTCACGGCCAACCGCTTTAACTGTAGTACCACCATTTGCAAAAGTCACCCGGTCTCCAACGTTGTAAGACGCTGAAGCGGCAACAGGGATAGTTGCGGTTCGGTAGTCGGCGTTCACAACAGTGTTAGTTGCTGCGGTTACGGTACCAACAGGGATTGGCGAAAATGACTGGTTGCCGGTAACAGTTGTTGCGGGGTCGGCACCACCGGCCAAAGCCGACAATGAAGAGTTTGCAATTACCGATTCAAAGCCAGCAATCTGTTTGAACAATTGGCCGGTTTGGTAAGTCTTTTCAGGCTGTCCAACCAAGTTAGAGCGTGAAGCAAGGTCTTTGCTGTACAGCTGTAAATCGCTGTCATTCAGCGCCATGATGCGGCCAGACTTGCGGATTTGGCGCTTGTTCATTGCCGCCTGGGCGAGGCTGATTGCGTCATAACCTGATGTGGCGTTGGTGCGATAAAAAATAGATCCGGTTAACCTTATTGCATCGGTGATGGCCTTGTTTAACACGCTGGCGCGCTTTTCTCCGTCAATTACCGCCTGATCGCGAATGTAGCTAATATCGCGCAGGTCGTCAGCGCGCAGGCTTACAAATGCGTTATCGGGAGTACCCAAGCCTGCAACGTAGCATTCCTGAATCAAGCCAGTCTCAAGGCCGGTCAGGTCAAAACCTGCGATTGACGCGCCTTGTTGGTTAACGCGGCGAAGCACGCTGTTGGATGAATTTTGCATTTCAGCGGGGTCAGGCTGCATTACTTTCACGTAATCCAACATGCCGCGCTGAGATTCGAATGATTTTGCCGCCTCTTCTAAATAAGTTGCGACGATTTTGCCTGCACTTAGTGTAGCCATAATTTTTTACCTACCATTTGGAAGTATCTATTCCCGCCGCCCTGGCTGCTCGCTTGGCTTCTAGCATTGCTGTTGGGTCATCTTTAGCTACGGCCTTTTCGTAGGCTTTATAGTGAGACGACGTTACAGGTGCTTTTCCGGTCAGCGGCACATCAGGTGTCGGGGCTGTTTTGGGTTTATTTACAGGGGCAGAATTGAACTTTTCCCGCAATCCGCCTAGGTAAATTGCTGCTGCAATGCCTGATGGGTCGCGCTTTAGCTCTTGCTCTAGCCTCTGTTGCGCTGCGCCGTTTGTGCCCAGATGGGTGATAACCTTTTCCGATCCTGCGCCAATGCTGGCAACGAATTTCTTCATCACCGCTTCACCTGCACCGGTCATTTGGTCGAGCTTTTCTACAACATTGGCCTCAGCCGCTTTGTATTTCTCAACGGTTATCTTCCCACTAGCAACCAACGCCTCAACGCGGTCATAGTGTTGATTAAACTGCTCGGCAATTTCGCGCTGTTGCTGCTCGATCTGCTGGGCTTGCTGTGCGCGTGCGCTTTCGGCCTGCATAATCTTGCGTGCGTTGCGTGCGTCTAGCTCGGCTTTGTAGCGCCCGTAAGTTGCCGGATCGCCCTCGTATTCCCAGGACTCAACAGCTACTTCAAGCTCTAAATCTTGCGCACTTGTGGCCGCAGGATTCGCCTTTATTTGATCCAATTCGCTTTTTAGGCGCTGAATCTCGACATCTTTCTCGCTAATTTGGCCGCGCAATTTTCGGCGAGTTTGCGCGATCACAGCAGCTGGCACTAAATCGCTTTGCTTTTTTTCCTCATCTGCGCCGTCTTCTTTGAGCCAATCTTCCTCGGGTTCTTCTGTATCATCGCCTTCGGTTTGCTCGGGCGGATCAACGTCTAAATCCTCGCTATGTTCTGCATCAATTTCTTCAGCTTCTGTCTGTTGAGACTTGGCCGCTTCTTCTGCTGCGTTTTGAGACTTTAGCTCTTCTAATGACTGCACTTCTGACATAGTTTTACTCGCTATGAACGATAAACCCGAAAGCCCTTCGGTAGGGTTTGCGTGACACCGCCGCCGCGTAATGTAATGTTATAACGTTCTTGATCTTTTCGCAAATAAGTGCTTGACAATTTGATTGCCTGGTATATTATTCTCGAATAACTCAGCTAATTCGAGACAAACGATGAAATTCACCGCAACAGAACTAAGCCGCAACCCCAACAAGGTTTTCCGGGCCGCATATGACGCAAAGGGAGAGCCAATAACAATCGTTCATGGGCATTACTCAGAAAGGTTTGAGCTTACGTTTAAGCAGCCGGTTTATGCGCCTTTAGATGGCGTTGATACTGACAAACTTGACGCGGCCTTTAATCGAGAGCTAAAAATTATTAGATCAGACAATCCAGATTTCCAAATAGGGGACAGAGTTACATTCAGCGATGGTGCTTTTAATAAGCAAAAAAAGCGGGCTGTTGATCTTCTCTTTGAAATGTCTCTAGTGCAGACTGACATACATGGAATTACTCGCCACCCGTGGGACATGCCAGTTGATGAACTTATGCCTTTAATTAAGCTAATTAATGCGGCTGAGGTAAATAACCAAGTTCAAGTTTGCATACCTGGCGACTTTGACGATAGCGCATTTTTCCAAAAGATTCCTTTGCAATTTATGCCGAAGCTCTCCGACGAGCAGAAGGATACCATGGTTAAGAAAATGGTTTCTGGCGCTGAATTAAGCGGGATTAAAACCATCTTTATTAGTGGTTTGCCTGGATATGTAATACTTACCTGTAACCACATTATTAATGGCCCAATGTTTCGGTGGACTAACTATCAAATGATGAACGGCTTTGCAGACACGCTGGAAGAGTGCGAGGCAAAGGCGCGGGATTACGCGGAGAAGGAAAAAGGCCATGAATAACGAAATCCAACGAAGCAAAGCAGAGATAGAAATTGCAGAAACCTGCAACGATAAACCGGCACAGGATTACTCGGAAACATCTTTTGTTTTTGATAAAACAACTGCATCTGACGTAAAAAGCCTAATAGTTAGGAAAGTTTCGGAGTTCAGGCTTAAACTCCTTGGCGAGCCAAAAAATTTATACATTGGCGGATATTACCTAATGATTCTAAAGCGTGACGGGTGCGTGTCAATTTCAGGAGCGGAATCAATGACAGCATTTGGATTGAATGTTTTTGTTTTGAATTGCGATAAACACATAGGAGTTGGAATATGAAATCTTACAAAGACCTGCCGAGAGAAATGGTTTTGAATGCTCATGCAACGCAAATAAAGATTAAGCCACGAAAATCTCAAGAGCCGTTTTTAACATTCAAAGGGCCAAATTCTTTGAACGATCTTAATTCTTTTTGCAACATCCAGTTAAATATTAATTAGCCATACCACCATAAGCCTTGTGCACATTATCAATGTGATTGCCAGCAGTTTTAGTGTGCAGATTCTCCACGTTGGCCTGTATTTTCGCTCCTTCCTGCATGGCTTTCATACGGTTTGTCTTGGCGTTGTACATATCGATTTTTAGCTTCTCTGCGCCGTTCTGGGCTTTCATTTGCTCGGCCTTGGCAAGCTCTAGGGCTGGGTCGGCTTGTTGGCCTTGTTCGGCCTTAGCCTCTTCCAACGCTGCAATATCCTCTTCTGTTTCTGCCTCGCGGATTCCCATTAACAGCAATTGCTTATGGCTATACTTGCGAATGTCGCTTGTAGTTTCGCCGTCGGTTAGCTCCAAATACTTGTGCAGCATCATCATGTATTCTTTTGTGCCAGGCTGTAGCGATTGCAATAGGTTGCCAATCTCCTGTCGCGACTGCTGGCGCTGACTGCCGAACGATTCACCAATATCAACAGCAAGGTCAAAATCAGCCTCGGCCAAATTGTTGATCACCCGCTCTTCCCCGGTCTCCAGGTCATATTCTGTTTCTTGCAGCCATTCTTCGGTGGTCGTGCCGTCTTTGTTCGTAAGCGTTACTTTGCGCTTAACGCCGTACACCTCGGGTGCCATTCCTAGCCAGATTTCAGCGTCACGGCGCTTGGCGATTTTGGCACCATTGCGGAAGATGATTGAGTTCTCGTCCAGCATTGCCCGAACTTGGCTTACCGCGCTACCACTCATTGACACGTCAGCAATGGAGCTTGGCGCACCGCTTGAGGTTGACTCGCTCAGGCTTTCGTTAATGCCCTGCATTGCAGCGATAAGGGCTGGCGGTAGCTGTGGAGGCGGTAGCGTTCCAACTGGCCCACCAGGCAAAGGCGTGCCGTCCGCAGCCACCCGGTTGATAGTTCTGTACGGTAACGCCCCGTCAACACCATTTTCCTGGTACTGCCACTCTAATCCATCAACCTGCTCGGCGTAGAAAATAGGGGTCTCACGCGGCGAACTGGTGGCAATGTCAGCCATGTAGGAATACATGAAGTCGCGCAGTCGTGCGGAATCTTTGGCACCTCTGGTAATTCCCTCGTAATGCTCAATGCCGTCAACATAAACGCGCTCGCCGTACTGCGGCACCACGGGAATATTTGGCCCCGCAATGTAGCCCTCTTTTAAAATCTCGGTATCGCTCCAGGTGTATTTCTTGACCTTCCAAGTTTTAATAGTTTTGCGGTCGAAATAGACTTTCCCCTCTTCTGCCAAAGTTGATGCAAATTTTTTGGCCTCTGACTTTTCGTAAGCGAAAACCTTGCCTTCTTCGTCTTTGTAGAACTCAACGACTTGGTTAACTTTTTCCCGGTAATAGCTCTCGACTATGTAAACGTCATTGCCATTCTTTACCGTAGTGCCGTAGCTTGTGACAGGTGATGGGCCGGTTTTAGATTCGCTTTCTTCGTCATCCTCGTCATCTTCTCCGGTGATATCTTCACGCAGGTCTTCATAATCCTCGCAGCTGTAGCCGCTAACAATGTGGCACCGTTTGGCGTCGCTCTTATCCTGCATTCGAGCGGATGAATCAAAGAACACGCAAGAGTTAAATTCGTGAATAGGGATTCTGTTGATAGTCTGGTTGCGGTCGCCGATCTTGTCCGACTCCCACTCATTAACCAGTCTCCATCCGCCAATACCGCATGGAACCTGCTCAAGAGTAGCGTTGTAAAATGCCTCAATGGATGAGTTCTTCCTGGCGTCAGTTCTAAACAGTCGATCCATAATGTTCGACAAACTAGGGTCGGTGCCATCTTTGGGAGTAAAGTCCGCTTGAATATCCTGGCTGCTTAGATCGCTTATGATCTTGCGCCCAGCCTTTTTGATCGTGTCAAACTGCCCCTGGAATTTAAGTGGCAAAGCATTGCGCCACTCGTCTGTGTAGTGGCTGATGTAATAAAAGTGCAGCAGGTCTTGCGCTTCTTGGCGGGTGTCCTGGTTGTACGCTTTGTCCCGATCAAAATCTTCTTTTAGCTGTGCTAGATCTTTTTTCATCGCGTTGGGAATCTCTGGATTGGGCGAGGTGCCGCCGTTGGCGTTCGTACTCTCATTATATCCGGAATGTCAAGACTCATCATAGTTGAATCGGCCATATTAGGGCTTTTTAGCTTCTTCTCTCGCATTTTGTCCTTACCCATGATCTTTATTTTTCCGTTCGGGTCTCGGTCACGCGGAATGCGGCACATTTCTGCGCGGAGCAGGTCTAAATCTTCAATGCTTGAACTTATGCTAATTAGCTTGTCAGGGTCGGTTAATTCGCCGTGTACAACAGCCCGGTAAGTGGCATAAAAGCGGTCTCGCAACTCCCAATACTTCTGGGCGCGCAGGTTTGAAAATGTGTCCTTGTTCGGCTTGCTGTTCTGGATCGGAACGCCTTTATTCTCAAACGAATAAACAGCCTCTGGAGCGCGAACACCGCTTGCTCCGTTGAACATCGACACTTCAATTCGTGTACCAGATAATTGACGGGTAATCTCATTGCGCAGCGTTGCGCCCATGCCGCCGCCGTCCCACACAAAATGATCTGCCTGCACCTCTCTGGCAATGTCACACGCCCAAAGGGTGGCCGTGTGGAAGTCGCCATCTTTGGTTTGGCGTGCATCGAGAATGACTGATCCTTGGCGGTAGGTAATTGCCTTGGCGTCGTTGCCTGTGTCGGCGGGGTCGAACGACACCACTTTTGCCCCTGTGGGCTTAAAGCCCAACTTGACATGAGCATCAATAGCAGCATTGAACCAGTCCTGGCTAATAATCGAGTCTTCGACTTCATCCAAGAAGTCGCCTTCCCATATATGCCGGTACATGGCCGGTGAGCAATTGGCTTTGTCGTGCTCGCGCTCTGCCTCAAGCCCTGAGAACCGGTACCATGGATTATCGTCGTAATTCATCATGACAATCAGGTGTAGGTCGTCTTCGTAAATCCCTTTGCTTATCAGCTCATCCAAATAGGGATTAATAAAGCGCTGCGAAAACGGGTCAGCCTGGCTTTTCGGGTTGGCAATGAAAAACATCTGGACGTTTTGGAAGTGATCTTCTTCATCGTTCGCCGCTTTGATCTGCTCTTCAATTTCAGACGGCGTACCAAACAGCGCCTTGTTCCGGGCCGTGGGGGTGAGCGTCTTAATTGAATTGGCGCTCAAGTTGTCGGCTTCCTCAACGCAAAAAATATTGAACCCTGCCGCCGACTTTACACCGCTAGGGTTGCGTGAAAGTCCACGATAACGGACACTGCCTCCGCTGTCGCTTAAAATCTTTTTCTCTTGAACGTCAAACCCGCCCATACTCAGTCGCTCTATTTCCTCGGCAAGCAGCGAGTGAACAGAATCTGAAATAGATGCCTGAAATTCCCGCATACACATTGCCTTGTCTCCGCGATCACGCACCCTGGATAAAACTATATCATGAACACCAACCGACTTTGCAGATCCTCTACCCCCAATAACAACAACAATTCTTTTTTTGCTGTATAAAACTTTCTCAAGTTTTTCAGCAATGTAAATATTCGGTTTTTCTTCTACCTCAATCCATGAATTACCGGAATATTTAACACTGCGAACAAGATCTCCAGGCACAGAAACAATACCGAAAACAGTACTGTATTTTTGGCCAGTGCTTTCGTTTATCTCCTCTTCGAGCTTTGAAAGCCTGTTTAAATAATTACCTCTAGACATTTAATTTTTTAAATAGATATATTTATTCCAGGCGCAGGTGAATATAATTGCTTTGATGCTGATGACGCTGAAAATTTAGCCCTTCTTGACCATTCTGGGATAGTAACCACATCTATTAATCCTGCATCTCTTAACTTTTTTACGTAATCAAGAGTTCGCTGAAATCGATCAAGATTTAATGTTATACCAGTTCCGCCGGAATCAACAATTGCATGAAACATTAAGCTAACCATTCCGCCTCTGTAAACGGCCTCCATAATAGAATCTAAAACAGCTTGCTCTGAATTTAAATAAGCCGCATCTATTGTTCTAAGATTTAATCGAGTAACAGGGTAGGTAAATGAATAATCTAGTAGTCTGTTTGTTGTTGTATCCCCTGGATCTGTTGTTCTGCATGTTTCAGCCCCTATTTCATCAAGAGCCACAATTACATGATCATCGATTTGACCTGTGGGTGCACAAGTGTGCATTTCTGCTCCAGCCATGTTATTTGCAATTAAAAAATCCTTGGCTTTGTTAACTAAATCTTTAATGTGCTGGGATGTTGAACGACGCCATGATAGTCTTGTTCCGTCAGCAGAATATGAGTTTGAGCCATACGAAAATGCTAGTTGTGGCTCATCGGCCCCGTGGTTAGCTATTGCGTGACCTGCTGCGTGCAATTCTTGTGCTTGCGCAGTTGTCATAAATCCACCAGTATTCAACCTGTCCGTGTGCAGATAAAACGTAGCACTTAAATTCCTGGATGTTAATTCAGGAAATGCTTTGGTGTAATGACTTGATGTCCCGTCATCAAATGTAAGGCAAACCGTTGGCCTATCCCTATAGTTAGTATAAACACCCTGTACAAAATACGGCGTACTTGCGATCGCGGTGTTTTGGCTACTGAATGAAATATTAATCGATTTTAAATCAATTTTTAAATCGGTCGGCAAAACTCCTCCTGACGCCGTTGCTTTATCTGTAAAAAACTCAAGCAAGCTCCATCCATCTCTTAAGAAATTAGTGAGCGACAGATCCCAGTTCCATCGACTTCCACCGGGCGGAGTTTGTTCATACATTCTGACTGTACCGTTCATCCCGCCATAATTAGATGATAAATTTGTTGGCCTGATTGAGTCGGACGGAACCTTTAATAAAATGCCGAATTTATTTGCGCTCAGTGGCGTGGTCACTCCTGCTGAAATTGAATATTCTGCGGGGACTTGAACGATATTCAAATTCCTAATTGATATAGATCCACCAACAGGAACACCGATTGACGCTGTTTGTAATCCAACTTTTGCGCAAAGCGAATTACCTAAAATAGCGTTTTCCGATGTTAGTCCGCCGGATGCGCCACCTCCGTTTGTAATTACGTAATTTGATGAATTTCTTGAGAAATTATCAATTTCAATTGGTAACGACTCGGTTATTCTTTTTTTTGTGAACATAAGTCAACCCTTAATTAATTGTTATTGACGCAACGTGATATTCGCCGTCTGGCATTATTTCCCATTCATACGTCTTTGTAATGCCTAAAAATTCGGTTGTTTCTATATTTCCGTTTGCATCCTCTGTTGCAGTGTATGGATACCCGTCTATTAAGGCGCTTATTAGATTGCCGGAATCGGAATAAATTGCAGAATCTATTCGTCCTGTTTCCGCAAAAGATTTTATAAATTCGGGCGTAGTATCAAAATATTCACAATTTGTCAGAGCAAATATGCCAATGCTAACAGCTTTGTCAAACGGCCCTAAAACGCATTCTCCGCTCACAACGGATCGGCTCGCATTATCTATTGTAACATTCGCAAAACCAACAATTCTTACCGTTTGATTTGCAATCAGTGAAATACTTAAAGATGATCCCGCTGCTATGTCAGTCATTTTTAACCTCGCCATTAATTGATTTTTCTAACGCGTCTAAGCGTGTTTTGATTTCTGTAATTTCCTCGATTGCTAATAATTTGCTGATCGAGTCTATAAAAATCTGGCCGACGTCAGGCGGGATTTCTCCTGATGCCATGGCATTATAAACGGCCTCGGCCTTTTGTAGCGCGGATCCAGTCTCATCAAATCCAGACACCACGACGTTTTCAAATGTCGATTTTGGCACAGGGGCATAGCGTTTTAATAGCTCGCTCAAGTAACTGCCCTGATGCAATCCAGGCTCCATTGCTTTGTTTACCAGCTCCCGAACAAAGCCCTTTTCGTCAATTCCTCGCTCTTTTAACGCGTTAAGCATTAGCGTGCGGAATTTTGGGACTGATTTTCGTTCGCCAGGCGGTTGATTTTCTTTGCTGAAAAGTTTTTTCGACATACCTAATCTATTTTTAGTGTAAAAAGTTAATCAAATGTTTTTGTTGTTAATTTTTTTGCTAACGACCTAACGTATGTACTGCCTAAATTTCCGACTGCACCCCCAACAAACAGACTCGCATAATAAATAACGACGCCTATTTTTGATGGCTCTACGTCAAACCAGCTTAACAAAGCCATTAAGCCAACGCTAATTGTCACTGTTATCGACCCACAAATCATCGATTCCTGTAAAATTCTTGACGTTTTAAGCTCTTTGTCATCACGCAAAACTCGAATTATTGATGCGAAGAACGCAACAACAAAACCACTGATTATATAACTATTCTGCGCTTGTCTGATCGCCTCACTTAATTTTTCTAAATTGTCGCTCATTTTTTAATTAATATCTCGCTGATACTTTTGGATTTATCATCGCTGCCTTTTGAGCTACCAAAGTAATAACCTAAAACTTGTGTAATGGCCGCCGATAAAACACCTAAAATGTAAATAATGATATCTTTTTGGGTATCGTTCATGGCTTTTATCGGATTGCCATTTGTGTCCAATCTATCACCACTGGCATAAACAAATACAGCAAACAAAAAGATGGTCGCCCGCTTCCAGATCAATACCTGTTTTTTCTTTGATAAAATCTTTTCCCTTAACCAGCGCAGCATTCGCCACCAGTCTAAGACCCGAGCTTATTAAACCGACTAAAAATGGAGCCATTTTTTTGCTCAAAATTAGTTATACATCGTTTACAAATAGCATATTTATGACCAGTCATCAACTTTTGGTTAAAAACCAACCAAATATAGCCTGCAATGATCGTTTTTCGTCCGTTTTGTCGGTTCTTCAATATTCAAAAACAGAAATCTGTTATAACTCAAAATCCTTTTATTCCTTTATAATCTAATATTTCGCACAAATTCGCTTGCATTCGCACCTATTCGCACCTATTATGTATTCACCGGTAAGCAATTCCGCCCCGGCAAACCAAATTTAAACGTCTCCTGCTGGTTGACGTAGATTATGAGGATACGACCATGACTACACAAAATTATCGCAAGCCATATTCTGAAACAAAAATGGCAATACTTAGCCGCGAGGTTTTTACAGAATCGGCCAGGGTAGTTGATATTTTTGGCCAAGGTTGCAATTACCCGACAAAAAAGGGTGTTGACGGTATTCAAGTTGATTTTGTAGTTGTTCTGGAGCATGAAGGAGAAAAACGACAATTTACGATTGTGTTTCAATCTGAAGAGCGCATAGATAACTTAACTGCATATAATGGTTATGAAATGTCTAGCGCGTGCCGATTTGGTTGTGATGCAGATGAAAGCAGGAAAGCACTTAGATTTATGGACGACGAACAAAACTGGCTTGATGAGCTGTGCGAAATAGCAGAGAAAGAAGCTAGAAGCTGGCTTGAAGAAAACGCCCCCGAGGAAGAACTCTAACCAACCCACCCCGCAAAGGGCTTTTATTTGCTCCCGTAGCTCAGCCGGATATAGCAACGACCTTCTAAGTCGTGGGCCGCAGGTTCGAGTCCTGCCGGGGCGCTAATTTTTAATAAAAATCGTAGGTGAAAAAATGCCAAGTATTAAAAAATCAGTCATGCTCAACGAGGGAACGCTGAATTACATCAAAGCGCGTGTACGCGACGAATCAGATATTGGCTGGAGCGAGGTTTTAAATGAAGGTTTCAGGGCGCTCAAGTGGCTTTCCAATCAAGCATTGCCAGACCTAACGCCGGAAGAATGGCAATACATCCTCAACGCGTACAGCGCCTGCATGATGAGCTTCAACCCGCCATATCGCATTGCCAGCGACTTAATGTACAGCGCTGGGGCAGTTAGCATCGAGGAGCTAACACCGGAATATGCTGATCTGGTTAAAAAAATACACGCGATGAGCGAGTTGGAGCAATATGCAATCCAGGATTTTGCAATTAAATTCTTGGCTGGTGGTGATAAGTGGAACGGCTGCAAAGATTTTGCAGAAGTTATTGAAAAAATTAAGAGGCTATAAAACGATGGTTTTTAGAGCAAAAACATCTTAAGAGATATAGTAAAACGCTTTACGCAGCGCATAAAGTGTATTACTATACATCTACTGACTTAGGAAATGGTTCCGAAGCAGAATCCAAGGTGAATCAAAATGACAATTGCAGCGCAAATCAAAAGCTTCCACGTAGAAAACGAAACTGTAAAAAACTACGATGATTTTACAGCCGAGTGCGAAGAAAAAGCGATTGAAACTGAGCAGGATATGGATTTAGAAAGCACAACCTACACTTTTGCAGATGGCTCCTGCATTGTTTGGAGCGGATCAAATGTAAGTGCGTATGGATCAAAATGAAAACCGAGACGCAGGCGAAAGCCTGCACTCTTTTAGAGTGGATTGATTTACATTTTGAAGGCAATCAGCGCGCTTTTGCAGCGGCACAGGGCGTACAACCGCCACAGGTTACGCAGTGGATTCAAAAAGATTTTATTGTGGTTGACGGTCAACTCTACAGCCCACGGCGCGAACTGAAAGCATAACAGCGGCGGATTTTTTGATCGAAACATTTAATTTTTCGATTTTAAAAAGGGATGTCGTCGTCAAAACTATCAAATTCTGGTGCTGGCGCTTGATTCCCCGGTGGCCGATTTGTGGCACCAGACGATGGATTGACCGAACGGCCAACTGGGCCTGGCGAACCATAATCCCCAGATGAGGATGCACTGCTGGTATCCACATTGCCGCCGCGACCGTCCAACATTTGCATTTCACTGGCAACAATTTCGGTGGTGAATCGCTCTACGCCCTGCTGATCAGTCCACTTGCGCGTGCGCAGTGAGCCTTCCACGTAAACCTTACTGCCCTTGCGCAAATACTCGCCCGCAATTTCAGCTAAACGATTAAAAAACACTACCCTGTGCCATTCGGTGCGTTCCTGGGCCTGTCCAGACTGTTTGTCTTTCCAGGCTTCCGAGGTCGCCACGCTGATGTTGGCAATAGCAGCCCCTGCTGGGGTATAACGCACCTCGGGGTCTTGCCCCAAGTTGCCCACCAAAATTACTTTATTCACTCCACGACTTGCCATTTTTAACCTCGATTTTTAAATAATTTTGATCTGATCTAAATGCTTATACAAAAAGCCGAAATACGCTGCGCTTCTCGTATCTGCGTTTGTCCTGCCTTGCCACCCTGTCACTTTTTTAAATTCTGCTATTGATTCCGTCGATTTCCATTTCGACGATGGCGCAGCAAGAATTAACGGGATTTCAAAGTGCTCACAAAACTGCTCAACAATTATTTGAGCTGTCTGATTCATCCCGACATTGCAACCCATTCTTCCAAGCTGCGCCATGTTTTTTTTGTTTGCTCGCTGTCTAAAAACTTGACTGAGTTGTAATACGTTCTCACAGACCACGACTGTATTTTTGTTTTCAGATTTTTCTTTTAAAAACGAAAACAGGTGCGGGTGATTTAATAACAACAAATCCACAAGTTTTGCTTTTTCATAAATCGCTACACCGTGCGCTCGTGAGTCAGGGTCAATACCAATGGTCACATTCATTCTTAAAACCTGTTTTTGTTTATTATATAACCGGCTTTGGGCGATAGGCGGTACATATCGTCAAGTCGGAAAATAAACTGTTAGGCTGGCGTATTAAACGGAACATATTCCGTGTGCGGCGTATATGGGAAAACTACTGGCACCGCACTCTCGTAACTTGTGTAGTGTGAACCGTTTTCGTCTTCAAACACTTTGCCTTGAATATCGTAAGCCTTACCGTCAAATCTATCACCGCCTTTAAATACATGGCTACATCGCACGTTTTGGAACATGCCATTTGAAACTTCAACCCATTCATTATCGCTACCTGAAAGCGGGGCTAACGGCTCAAACATTGCCAGTTTTTCAAACAACCTAATGCAATGCGGGGCAGAAAATCCACTATGCCCTTGGTCACTGAAAACTCTCAGTAATTCAATCACGCTTTCCTGAATCCATTTATCGGGGTTTTCATCGCATTCTTCCACTGGTTTATACCCTACTGCTAAAAATTCGCGTTTAGCGTGTTCAATTAAATTGCTCATGTTAATATCCTGTTTTGTCGTAATTGAGTTAAGCCTAACAAGTCGTTCCAAGCGATAGCCCTTACGGGCTACGCATGAACTCGGCGTTATACGGCATACTTAGCATCAAATGCAGCCGTTCCAATTCGCTTACATTCTTCCACATAACCCCAAACATATTCGGCTATGGATTCTTTTCCGTACATATCATCACCGTATTTTAATGTTTCAAAATCCCATCCTTTTTCTATTGCTCGTCTTGCTATCTTAACCATTTCTTTCTGTTCCATAATCATCACCTTTTTGTTAAAAAATGCCGTATAACAAGGCGCTCAAGCACCAGTCGCTACGCTCATTGGACAGTCTTTAAGCCGCGCTTATTTGCATTCGCTTCGCTCATTGTTGCAAAACGCGCAACTTAAATCCTGCCGCTTAGCTTGGCGTTACATTCACTCATCTAGGGAGCGGTATGAACAGACCATCGTATTTTTCATGTACGTCAACACCATCGCGCCCTTCAAGCAGGCTGCTCGCTCGTTCGAGTATTGAATCTGTAAGTTGGCCTTTGTTTGCAAAATTAATGCAATCGTTTAGAAGGTCATTCAATCCATTTTCAAGCTCTTCTATTCGTTCAGCCGCTTGGGTAAGCATGTGCTTCCCACCGTGATCGCCACCTCTAGCATACTGTCCGTTGGTGTACTGCTTGCCTTGGTAATGCAGTCTTTGTTTTAAAGTTTTTCTGTCTAACATTTCTAAGTCCTCATGTTTTGTAAATGTAACAAGTCGCTGAAAGGCGACGGAATTTACATCGTATTTTTAAAGCAGGCTCATACAGCCGCGCTTTAGCTCTGCGTTACATGCTGCCTGTGAGAGCGCAGCACTTGGCATTAAAGCGATACAGCTAAAGATTGCTTAAGCAAGTAACCTTCGAGCGCCCATATTTTTTCGCGGGCATTTTGTCGGGCAATCTTGCGGCCAATTTCTAAATCAAAGTTTTCGGGGCTTGCGGCTGCGCTTTCACCTGTTACGGTAAAACCGTTGCGCAAAGTTAAGCAGCAAACGGTTAAAGTAGTGCCTTCAAAAACGTGGTACTGCTCACCAGCAATGGTGTTGTCAATGTGCTGCGGGTTTAATCGCGGTGCGTTTAAACCTTTGTCTTGAATTTCATTTTCAATTGCTTGTTCTGACATTTTTTAAACCTCTCACTTGGTTAAATTAAACCTGCTACAACATGTAACAAGTCGTTGGTACATCGTTCGCTTTGCTCACTGGACGCCGCAAGCGGCGCACAACTCGGCATTATACACCAGCCTGAATCCAGCCAAGGCTCATTGACTGGCACATTTTAATAAAAAGCTCTTTTTCCGTTCGACCATATTCTTGATCAAATGGGTAAACTGATCCGTATACAATACCCCTAGCGTGTACGCTTATTTTCCAATCACCATCGCGGCGAATCTGGCAAACATCTCGGAAAGCCGGAGTTTCTTTGTCATCATCATTGAATCTGTAATCTACAAATCCAGCAGCAACATTCCCATCGCAGATAATGTCAAACAGTTTTTCGTAGTCTTCAGAAAGGTTGTACATTCTTAATTCCTCATCTCACTAAAGTTAAGTTTTTATAACGGCGTTCTAAAAACAAGCGAAATACTAGCTAGAGCAATCGCAATAATGCACAGCGTTATCACTGTTCCGATTATTCGCTCCTCTTTTTTTGACATCAAATAATCGTTAAGACTTTTTTCGTACTCGCTCATAAATTCACCTTTATTTTTCGTTTAGCCATTTAGTCCAAATTTTTAACATTGCGCCCGTAGGTTTGGGAATTGTTATTTTCCAGAACTGAAAAATAAACTCCTCTACTTTTTTCACAAAATCGCAAAATTCTTTTGTTGACAGCTCTGTCGTGCTCCTGAATATTTCAATACTGCGCCCTTTCGATTCGATCACCTGTTTAATTAAAAACTTTCTTTTAAAAATTTCGTGCAGAACGTCTTTAGTGTAAGGCATCTCGCTGTCATCGTCGCACTTGATAACAATGCCTCCGTCTTCTAAGTTTTTTTCTATGTGATAGTACACCCACCCCCACAAAAATCTATTTTGTAATTCAGTTCTTGCGGGTAGACTCTTTTCGATCTTAACGCAAATCGGCCCGCCATCAAATTTTGTTTGTTGTAAAAATTCAACAACAGCCCCTAATTGTTTTTCGTTTTCGATAATCCAGAACTCTCCCTGGGTTAACATGCTTCGCGCTCCTGCTGTTCTTGAATTAAAACCCTGAATTTTTCGGCTCCTGCCATTCCGTAAAAAACGCCAATTTGTTTATCTGGATCGCGGAACGGCATTTTTTGAGGATTAAACTCTTTTAATTCGTCGTCTTTCAGAATCATGTCGTCCTGCGCAGAAATTGGAGCGTCAAAATAGCCGCGATATTTTTTATTCCCATCTTCATCAAAATAATATTCAACCGCGATTTTTGATTGCTCGTTTGCCGTGCATATTCTGTCATATAGATGCTTTTCGTGTTTCATTACTAAGATGCACTGTATTCGTTTTTGTATACCACCCTGTAGGGTAGCCTTGGTTGATTTGATTTTGTTGATCCTGGCGCACAAGCGGGGCCGTCATGGCGTATTCATCGTGTTGATTCTCCGGTTCGTGCGCTCAAAAAATCTGCATCGTCGAAATTTTCAGCGTGTCGCCACTCCTCGCGTGTCAATCCGTTTTTTTCTAAAAACGAATCAAGCTCGGATTGCAGTTGCGCGATTCCTAGATTTTTTTCGTTTCGCTGATTTGCCCAATCCCTTGACTCAATTAAGTCCATTTCTTTTTTTGATATAAATTGACTTGTTTTCATTTAAATATCCCCTTTAGTGCTTTGCATTTTTCTAGCGCAAGTTCGCGGCGCTTTTCGCGTTCTTCTTTCGTCTCGACTGGAGCCGGTAAAAAAGTTTGATACATTTTCTTGTTGGTGTTTAGTTCGCCAGCGCAACGAAGGAAAATCATCACGTTTGGCTCTAGGTATTCCTTTTCTCCTTCGCTTGCCAATTTAGTCATGTACCTGATAGCTTCGTCGATCTGCTCGCGGGTGAACTTTCCAATTTCTTTCGCATAGGCGCGCTTAGTTAGGTTTACCTCTTTCTCGCTCGGCCAAATCAGGTCGAATTTGTTAGGGTAGAGAGCTTTCAGCAAAACGAACAAGTACCCGGTGCGATCCCTTTCCTCATCGGTGAAGTTAGAAGCGCGTTGCCCGTTGGTAGTCTGTGATTGCGTCCGTGAGGTCTGCCCTGCGGTCGTGATAACTTGGTTTATTGTTTCCGTTATTTTTTGCATTATTTTCAGCCTCTCGTCTTACCCAATTTCGCCATGTTGCCAGCCAGTCCGTCTTAGTCGCATCCTTTCCAGATTTGGCAACCCAGTAGTCTTTGAAGGTTGCCGCGATGCTGTTGAACTTAGGTTTCAGCTTTTCGTCAATGTTGGCCAGTTCGTCAAAGAATTCTTGAGATGGTATCCAGTCCGCCGGTAGTCGAGTTGCCCGAGTTTGTTTTTCGGGAATTGGCTGATCAGGTACAACTTTTTCGAATTCATCCGCTTGCGGAAGAATATCTTTTACTGTCTTCTCTTCTCTTCTCTTCTCTTCTCTAGGTAACGCATCTAGCGTTAGTTTTTCGTTACCTTCAGCGTTACTTTTATCATTGCGTTTTTTGTGAGCGCTAACCCGCAACGCAGTATTTGCGCGGTTCTTAGCTGATTTACCATTATGGCGAGAAAAGTCCTTGAGAGAAATTTGATCATCAGCTTCGTGCATCCATCCTGCAAAAATCATAGCGTCACAAAAGTAAGCGTTACCAACTAAACGATTAAGCAACATTTTAGTAACGCTCGGAGCGTTACCTTTTTCGCTGTGTTGGTCAAACCAAATCCAAACTCTAAGAAGCTTTCCAATTACCGCGTCAGGATCCATATTCAACTTATTAGCGATAACCCATACCTCAGCCTTGTCAGGCGTGGCTATCTCGAATTTGATCCAATCACCGGCCATTGTTTCCGCCCCAAATCTTTGCTATCTCAATTTGTCCGGCCGGAGTAATTAAGCATTGGGTAAACTCGTGGCCGTTTTTAATTTTCATATGCTGCCCCTAACGTAGCTAAGAGCCTGTGAATAAAGTCTATGCACTACCCCAACCTGATCCTCTGGATGCACTGATATCCCCTCTACAGCATCAATCAAAAGCTCTATAGGGTCTCCACTCAAAAAATACGCAGCTAAAACCGCACAAAAAGTCGAATGGCCGCTATCTGTTTTTTGGAAAATATCACCACCAATCCAAAGGCTGTCGACAATATAAGACTCCAGCTTTATTGCGCACGAATAAGCCCGAGATACCGCCTCCATCTCAATTTCTGCATGAGCAAACTTGGCGGAAACTTCGTAATATCGGCGTGGGTCGCGCTCCATACTTTTATCGAATATTAGCGACTCGGAAAAGGCCACAACATCAAAAAATGACACTCCCTTGAACCACTCTCTAGATCCTGTTGATTCACCGGTTGAGCTGCAAAATGAGATCATTTTTAGCTCGTTTTCTTTTGCATTTCCGTGCTTACTAGAAATCCATTTATTTACTATTTTTTTCTTTGTAAAGTTGCAAACTGTTGACTCGTGAGTCTTTATCCTTTGATCTGGATATGAGGTTCTTCCGACCTTAATAAGTCCGCCGTCAAACTCAATTACATATACGTGTGACATAAATTTCACCCATAAAAAACCGTTTAGGATTGCAGGGTGGCTTTTTTACAGTACGCACGGGCAAAGCTCCCATACTGTAAAAACCTGCAATCCTAAACGGTCTAGGATTGCTTTGATATTTGCATAATTCCCTCGCCACAAGGGATCGACCAAAGCCGCACAAAAATAGTAAATCCATTTGTCGGTTTTGTAAACCATTTTCTTGACGCCAGGAAAATGGTTTGATCAATTTCCCTGGATTAGGAAATTGATCAAAATTCCCATGCTCTTTGCGACATTGCAGCTTGATCAAGATGCTTAAAATTGGCTCTGTCAGCCAAAGCCTGGTCTGCATCAACCGCAAAAATGTGCATCAATTTTTTGATTAATTCAAACAACTTTTTCATTGTCGCACCTCATTTCATAAATGAAATTTTTCGTTGCAAATCCCTGATTTCTTGATTTAGCTCCTTTACCCTGTTTTGACCAGATTCCAGACTTGAGTTTGTTCTTGCAAAACCTAGTTTGGTTGTGATTGCCCTCCTTTCTTCCATTCGCATTCTTAGCAATTCCTTGTATTGCAACAAAGCGGGCGCTCTAAGCATCTTTTTTCCCGCCAAATCGCATAATCCTGGCCGCTTCTATTACTTCTTCCAACTCCAGCTTGCACCCTCTTTTCTGAGCCTCTTCGACCAGCCGTTTTATGTGATTTGGCATTAGAATCTCTTTGAGCGGCAAACCAGCAACACGCCAATGGGCCAGCAAAGATGGCGTCATTTGCGCGTGGATTGCGGCTTGCGACGAACTCTCGAACGATTCGATCAGGCTCGTTATCATCTGTTTAAAACTTTTCATGTCTAATCCTGTTGGCTAGTATTTTTTTAGTCTATAGCAATAAATCTAAATTGTCAAAATTTATTTATCAGAATTTTTGTAAAAATAATTTGACATAGCGGTTAGGCTGGTTTAATCTGTTAAAAACAACGAGGGTTATAAAATGAAATTCACAGAAATCAACGAAAACTTTGAAGCGTCGGAAGGCGCTGAATGGGAATTGGTAAATGAATTTTTGTGCGTAGTAAAAAAAGGGGTTTTAATGGCTAAAAAGCCAGGATCTGTCGCAGAGAGCTGGGCAGACGGAGCTATCGCACAGAGCTGGGTGCGTGGAGCTATCGCAGAGAGCTGGGCAGACGGAGCTATCGCACAGAGCATGGCAGACGGAGCTATCGCACTGAGCATGTATTCTGGGGCTATCGCGCGGAGCCGGGTGCGTGGAGCTATCGCAGAGAGCCGGGCAGACGGAGCTGTCGCAGAGAGCTGGGTGCGTGGAGCTATCGCACAGAGCCGAGTGCCGGGAGCTATCGCACAGAGCTGGGTGCCGGGAGCTATCGCACAGAGCCGAGTGCCGGGAGCTATCGCACAGAGCCGAGTGCCGGGAGCTATCGCACAGAGCTGGGTGCCGGGAGCTATCGCACAGAGCCGAGTGCCGGGAGCTATCGCACAGAGCATGGAACCTGGAGCTATCGCCAAGAGCTGGGTGCCGGGAGCTTCAAATGAATAACAAACAGATATTAATATATGAAGCGAATCAACAAATTATTGACGCATGGGAGCGCGTCAACCAAATGCAAAAAGATTTTTTGAAAGGTAAGTTTGTTGTTGGAATTAAAATGGAAGATGTTAGGGATATTGTTTTTAGTAGACCGGAAATTGACGAAATTCTGAAGGAATTTATTCAAACAGAAGGATCATCGAAGAAATTTTTTGACGAAATGAAAAGAGCAGTCAGAATTTTGGCGTTTGATTTCATCCTGGGCAACGAGCATCTGCCCTACGCTATTTTTACAGTAGAAGAACTCGAAGAATTTATAGAGCAAATTAAAAAAGAGGGGTTTTAAATCGTGAGCCTTGCTGAAATTTATCCAGAGCGCCACAAGCCATACATTGACACCGGCATTGTGCGCGTAATCGAATCACCTTTGAAAATAACCGCTTTCGTTCGCAATGCTGGCGTTTTGGGTGTTGGACACGGTAAAACCAAAGACGAAGCACTTAAATCAGCCTGGCATGACGCAGGCAAATTCGATGGAGCACATAAATGAACGAACTTAAAACAGTTGATAGCGAGCCAGTCAGCGAATTTGCATTCGAAATTGCAAGCGATGCGTCAAATTACGATATTAACGAATTCATCAAAGGCCAGGACGATTGCAAGAATGGAATTATCCACGAAAGCGGAAAAAGCGAAAGTTACAACGCTGGTTACTCGGCGCAATATCAAATAGAACAGATTTTATCAAATAGAACAGATTTTAGGGGCATAGCATGAACGTATTTATTGACATTGAAACAATCCCGCAGCAACCAGAAGCAGAAACAAGGGCTGAAATTGAAAAAACAATCGAAGCTCCAGGGCAGATAAGCAAGCCTGAGACTATCGCAGAATGGCACTCTGGCGTAGGAAAATACGCAGGCGTAAAGCTTGCTGCTATCGACGAGCAATATCGAAAAACCGCACTTGATGGAGCTAAAGGTGAAATTTGCAGTGTTTCATTTTCCGTTGAAGGCGAAGCAATATTTACCGTAGATCGTCGCGAAGGCGATGAATTAAATCTGCTAACTGTAATGTTTGCCTATATGCGCAAACAGCTTGGAGGGCGACTGCCATTTTTTATTGGCCACAATATTGGCGGATTCGATTTAAAGTTTTTATTTCATCGCTGCGTGATAAATCGCGTTAATCCAGAAATTGATCTTTACCAATGGGGTCGCCACGGCAATCACTATTTCGACACCATGCAAGCGTGGGCTGGTTACGGACAACGAATATCGCAAGACAATCTGTGTGCCGCCCTAGGCATTAAAGGCAAGCCGTCAGACATTTGCGGGGCCAATGTTTGGGATCACTACAAGGCCGGTAATATTGCGCGAATTGCTGAATATAATGCTGATGATGTAGCGACAGTAATTGAGATTTACAAACGATTAACCTTCGCAAGCAACTAACAACAACATACAACTGTATACGGTGATATAAATGGGCATACCAGTAATGATAATGGGAGAATCAGGAACGGGGAAAACCTGTTCTTTGCGCGATTTTAATCCTGATGAGGTTTTATTAATTCAAGCGGTTAATAAACCTCTTCCGTTTAAAAACAAATTTAAGCCGTGGGATAGTGTTGCTAAAAAAGGCTCAATATTTGTCACGGATAAGTCTAATAAGATTTGCAAGATTATTGCTTCAGCTCCATCTTACGGAAAAAAGATAATTGTCATTGATGACTACCAGTACACAATGGCCAACGAGTTTATGCGCCGCGTATTGGACAAAGAAACAGGCAACGCTGCTTTTGCAAAGTTCAACGAGATAGCGCGATGGGCGTGGGATATTGTAATGGCTGCACAATCAGCACCAGCAGATATTCGGGTTTATTTTTTGACTCATTGCGTCACTAACGATATGGGCGAAACAAGAACCAAAACAATCGGTAAAATGCTTGATGAGAAAATTACACTAGAGGGTTTATTTACCATCGTAATGCGCTCAATGAAGACGCAAGATGGATATAAATTCTCAACACAGAATAGCGGTACAGATACCGTTAAAACCCCTATGGGTTTGTTTGACAGCGATCTCATAGATAACAACCTTGCGGACATTGACCGCGCAATTACTCAATATTACGAAATTGGAGCATAAATATGTATACGTTATCCTACAATCAAGAGTCGGCTGAAAAAGCAGGCGGTAATGAATATATTAGCGAAGGCGGGCCTTACGTTATCCGCATTGAATCCGCTGTTTACAAGAAAGCCAAAACCGGAACAAAAGGAATTGAATTTTCAGTCGTAACGAAAGAGGGGCTGAAATCGAATTACATTACCGTGTATTACGAAAAAGCCAATGGTGAGAAAATCAAAAGCGGTGAAGGTGTGCTCAGTGCAATGATGGGGATCATGGGCTTAAAAGGCTTAACCTCGATCAAAAAAGGCGAGGATGAACACTGCCCAGAGTTGGAAGGAAAAACCATGGGGCTTTTTCTTCAAAAAGTATTGAAGCTGAAGACCGACAGAAGCGAAACCTACGGCTTTGATATTCGCGTACCGTTTCACCCAAAAACAAAGCAAACATTAAAAGAGATTTTAGCTAATGCGCCCGCTACTGTGATCGACAATTTCACAGCGTCATACAAAGACAAGGACGACAGAAAGCGCGTTACACAACAAAGCGGAGACGCCCCAGATTACGAATCAATACCAATCGGATCATACGACGACGACATCCCTTTTTAATTGCTGCCACTGTCGATGCTCTAAATAACGGGGCATCGACAAAATAAAACAATCAAAGCGGTTTTTTAAGATTGCCGTTTAATCAAAGGATAAGAAAATGTCAGACCAAGAACTGTTACCAAAGCAAATGACCGTAGCCGCATACGATCCATTTCGTGCGCAGCTCGCGGAATTAAAAGACGCAAACAACAAGGCCGTGTTTGATTATCGCGACCCGAAAGGAAATAAAGAGGCGCGCAGCCATATTTACAAATTACGCCAAACTAAAGCTGCGGTTGATAAGGTGCGCAAGGCAGAGAAAGAAGAAAGCCTTAATTATGGCAGACTTATTGACGCTCAAGCAAAGGAAATTATCGGCGAAATCGAATCAATGATTGCCGTTCACGAGACGCCGATTTTGCAAATAGAGAAAGAGGAAGAAAACCGAGTCAAAGCGCATCGTGACGCAATAGCAAAGATCGAATCGTTTTTAAATGCCCCAAGCCTTGGTGATACAACCGGACAAATTAAAATCAATCGTGATGCGTTTGTGGCGCTTGAACCGGATGAGAAGTTTGAAGAGTTTACAGCGGAAGCGATGCGCACTTACAAATCCGTTTTAGAGCGATTTGATTTTGAGTTTGACAAAACATTAAAGCGCGAACGAGAACAAGCCGAACTCGAAGCCCTGCGAAAAGCTCAAGCCGAACGCGAGCAGAAAGAGCGCGAAGAAAAACTATTGCGCGAAGCGGCAGCTAAAGCTGAGGCCGATAAGCTCGCTGCAATCCAAGCCGAAAAAGACAAGGCTGAACGTGAACGATTGGCGGCTGAAAGGGCAAGGCTTGAAGATGAATTAAAACATAAAGCAGAACTTGAAAGACTTGAGCGAGAAAAGATTGCTGAGCAAGAGCGACAAAAAGCAGAAGCTGCACGACTTAAACAAGAAAAACTCGAAGCTGAACAGCGCGCTGAAAATGCAGCAAAGGCTGAGCGCGATAAAATCCAGCGAGAACAGGAAGCGCGTGACGCTGAAATTGCACAACGCGAAGCCGACACAAAACACCGAGGCGCAATTAATCGAGAGGCGGCATCTTGTTTAGTTCAGTGTGGTCTGTCTGAGGATCAAGCAAAAAATGTTGTAACCGCAATAGTTAAAGGATTAATCAGCAACGTTAAAATAGTTTATTAAAGATCAGCTTAATTTAAGGTTAAATAAAAATTAATGAATACTTACAAAATAAAATGCAAACAACTACGATAGGAAACTGAATTATGAGCAAACTGGCTGACTTTGAGCGAGATATAGCAGATGTTTTAAATAAACACGGTATTGATGCGCAAGCAAAAACGCCGGACTACATTTTGGCTGCGTATGTAACAACATGTATAGCCGCACTGAAAAGCGCAAAGGTTGCGCAGGCTGAACACGAAAAAGCATAACGCTGAGATTTGCAGTGCGAAGCATCTGCAAGATTGACTTGTTACATTTACTTTAATTTATTTTACTAAACAAAAGAGGTAATTAATATGTTTGGATTAATTGGAAGCCTTGCAAAAGCGACCTTAGGATTGGTGGTAGAAACACCTATTGCCTTAGCTGCTGACGTTGTAACTATGGGTGGTGCGCTTACAGATAAAAGTGAGCCATATACTGCGACCGCACTTAAAAAAGTTGCGAAGAATGTGAGTGATGCTACTGACCCTGACAAAGATTGAGTGAATGTAACGACTAGCTAAACCGTTTTACAGTGGGTACGGCAAGTATAATATATCGTTAATTAAACCTTAAGAACTTCAACGCTCAGAGTGCCAGACGCCAAATTAATAGCTCCTGACGTTGCGTTTGTTGCGGTCACTGTCACAGTGTCTACTGCGCTTACGTAAGCCGATAAAATAATTCCTTGCAGCGCAATATTCATGTAGGCCGATACTTTATTTTGCGAAGTTAGCGCGAACGGTACGGTAACCGTTGTTGTTGATGTATCTCCAGCCGCTATGTTTGGCCAATCGAATGTTTTTGAGCCAGTTAATACATTGGTATCTTGAACATCATTTCTCAGCACCAGAGATGTGCTAGTTGTGCTGATGTTTGAAGTTGAGTTAGAGGTAGAGCCGATTGAGGAAGAAACACCATAAAGAATACCGTTTGCCGCATCTTCAAAGCGCGTGCCGATTACGTGCGCATTTGCAGAGGTGTCCAAATAGATATGCGCCAAAGCATCGCCTGCGAGGGTTCCGCCTTCGTTGTTGCTGCGCATAGTCTTCGGCCCGAAGAAGTTGCTATCTCCTCCTGAAGCGCAGTAAATGCCGTTTCGTTGCGCGCCCTCGATCAATTCAGGGAATATGTAAACTCTGCGAGCGCTCGATGTAACACTAACGCCGTGGTCACCCTCTTTAATTGATCCGCCATTAAGATAAACACCCTCGACACCGTTGCCGGATATATCAACAACGTTGAAAGTATCGTCAGATAGAAAGTCAGGATTATTAACATAAACAGATCGAACCGCACCAGCAGCGCCATCTATAGATAAAGCCGTACCAATAACCCCTGATGCGTCAGAATTTGTAGTTGGGCTGTTGATGATTACGTTTTTCAGAGTTGCGCCAGTCGACGCGATGTTTAAGAATTTTTGACCGTAGTCCTCTCCTCGCGGATTTTGAAGCATTAGCTCTCCGTGGGTGATATAAACCCCTCGCCCTGCGCCGCCATATTCGTGTGCGAATACCGGATCGATGTATTCGTTGTGAGCCATTCCTATTGGTGTATCGCCATATTCGCTATAGCTGTACCAAAGAGGAGAGCGGCGATAATTGCTTGATATCATGCCCTCATGCCGATGCAAATAACCGCCATCATGGTGCATGTTATCGCGAAAATTAGCCACGATTAGGTCTTTTGTTTTCGTGTACCCTGTCTGCCGTAAAACAAGCCCTTTATTTGTAACTGCCGTGGCTGTGCTGTACCCGCCAACAAGACCAAAACCCTCAAGGACTACCCCGAAGCAATTTAAAAATGTTAGCGCGTCAATGTTTGTGCCCGTGCAATACCACCCGCATTGCTGATTATTTTTGCAGACAATTTTAACGGGAGTGGATGCGCCATTAATTGAAAGCGCGGACACGAATTTATAGTTACCGTAAAACTCACCAGTCGCACCAGATGATGCTAAATAATTCAAGAACTTTTGAATTGCTGTCGTGTTATCAGTTCCGGCATAGGTAGAAGTATTATAATCAGCTACAGCTTCAAACCATGTAAGATTTACAGGTGTATTAATATATCGTTTAAAATGCTTATTAGATGAATTCCATATTGAGTTAGTTTTAATAACTCCTCCATCGTCTATATTTGAACCGGATCTAACAATAAATTCACCTTGAGTGCCAGTATTTGTGACAAAAACCCTGTCACCTATATTAAATTCCGATGGATCAAGCGCAAGCAAAGACGAATAATCTGCCACAGTTTGGAATTTAATTTTTTTACCAATTTCAGTGTCTTGATCCGCATTATAAGCGTCAATCTCTATGAACTTTTCAATATATCCGTTACTTTTAGGCGTATAATATTTCTGCACACCTAAAGAATTCATTATTTGTACGCAGTAAGGAACCAAAACATTAATCTGTGCAGGCTGACCGCTGTACATGATCTGGCCACCCGGTCCAATATCAAGTGGCTGTGCAATTGCAAGATCGGATAAGCCCTGTCGCGCCAAATAAATTTGAATGCGATCACCAGGAACAGTAGCGGGGCTACCATCTGGAACACCGAACCACACCTTGCCGCCAGCCAGCGCTTTAAACTGTGCTGGATCGGTTACGTTGATTATGCCTAATTCTGCGCTGTAGCTCATTGTTCGGCCCCTTGTTGGGTCTCTAAATCTTGTAGGTAATTGTAAATGATAGCGGCGTCTTCGGCGGTTGAATTCTTTGCTAGAACGCTAAGTTGAGCGGCGATTGAATTAGTCGATAGTTTGGAATTGATTCCTTTGGCGATAATCGACACGAAGCGCGGATTGGTCATTAGATAACGAGAAGCCCCGTAATTTAAACCTATTGCGCTCAAGGCTAACAGGGCAGGTATGGGATTTAGAGTTGCTATGGATGTGGCCAATGCCGTTCCTGCGCCAATTCTTGCACCTGCCTGAGTTGTTCCAGATGAGTTCGCCCCCTGAGCGGATGCTTGCTTGTACGCTCCAGCAGCACGAGCTATAGAGTTTAAATCTTTGGCGTATTTGTTAGTTTTCTCGGTGCCGCTAAATAATATTTTTTTCGCTGGGCCAAGCTTTTCCCAGTCCGTAGCAAACTTATTGATAGAGAAAACATCCCCCATTGCCAACTCGCCTTCTGCGATTTGTTGTCCTGGTGATGCGCGGCCAAGCCTTGACACAACATTGGCAGATACTACGTCCCACTCTTCCGGCTTTAGACTGCGCTTGATTGAATTTAGGCGTTTTAGGCCTTCGCCGCCTTTGGCTATGGATCGGAATACTTCGTCAGGGTTTGCTTTCTTTGCTATTGCTTCAAGATAGTCATCAATTCGCTCATGCCCGGCCTTTGTGTATGAGTTAGCACGATTGAAAGCCTGCGCCGCGTCTTGCCCACTGTTGGCCGCCAGAACCCTAATATCTTCGCTCAGGGCACCATATACGCGCTTAACCTCACCTCGCGGTATATCAGCAACCAAACTAGGATTTGACAGCATAGAGCCAAGCTGTGAGCGCAATTTTCGCACTTCGTCATATTGCAGCGTCGCGCCTTCATCTAGGGCCTGTTTTATTTGTGCGAGCTTTGGATTGTCAAGAATTGAACCAAACCTGCCGCCCTGGACAATTCCGTCTAGAGCTTGCTTGGTGTTATTTAAGTCCACCGGGCCTTGTGGAGCTATTAGTTGATCAGCCTTGCCCCATAGGGCTGCCTGTCCGTCCTTCCACCGATCAATAAATCCGCCTTTCCCGGTAATGCCCTTTTGCACAACCAGCCCGGCGTCTTCTGCCCCGCGAACGTCGCTAATTGATCCTGCGATTCGCTTAAGCTTTGCCTGCATCGCGGTGCCGATTGACTCGCGAG